CTATCAAGGTATCGTTCAATTAAATACTGCAGGTCGTGGACCAATCATTCTTATGGATGGTATGTATTTCAGTTTAAATGGTTGGTTTGATATTGAAAATCACTCAATAACAAGCAAGGTTGTTGTAATCGAAGTAGAACACAACAATGGTTCTTATAAATCAACAAATTTTAGCGCAATGTTTCATGTTGGTGGACCAATCGAGACAAAAGGAAGATTAAAATATATTGATGGATGCAGTGATTCATTATTAATCTCTCCTGTGAAAATGGGAGATCCATGTTTTAACCACTTACATTTCCCGAAAGATATAGAGCAGACACCACACACACATCCAACTCATAGAATTGGTATCGTAGCAAACGGAAACGGCAAATGCGTAACTCCATTTGGAAACTTACCACTTACAAAAGGGATGATATTTGTAATTAAGGAATGGGATGGTGTTACATTTGGAATAGGATTAGATGGTAATGAGTATCCAATTGGAACACATTGTTTCTTTACTACTGATGAGGAGATGGATGTTATCGCATTCCATCCGGATTCTGATTTTGGTCCAACCGATTTTGACCATCCAATGATTAATAGAACAATCGTAAATGGTGTTCCTGCTAAATTCTTAGATGATATTAGAACAAAATAGTTATGGCAAAAGTTAGAAAGAAAGAATACTCAGAAGAAAATGTTTACGAGGAATCACTAAACCGAATCAGATATATCTATGATAGTTTTGATAAGGTAGTGGTTTCATTCTCAGGAGGTAAAGATAGTACGGCGGTATTAAACTTAACGCTTCAGGTAGCAAAGGAAAAAAATAGATTACCATTAAAGGTTGTATTTTTTGATGAGGAAGCTATTCATCCACCAACGATTGAATATGTTGAGCGTGTCAGGAACCATCCGGATATTGATTTGGATTGGTACTGCATGGAATTTAAACACAGGAATGCTTGTTCAAACGAAGAACCTTTTTGGTATTGTTGGGATTCGGATAAAAAAGATGTTTGGGTAAGAGATTTACCGGAGTGTGCTATCACATCACATAAAAATTTTAGCAAGGGGATGTCATTTCAGGAGTTCTCGCCGTATTTGTATGATAGAACTATGGGAAAGGTAGCAATGCTTACAGGAATCAGAACTCAGGAAAGCTTACGCAGGTATCAGGTAATTGCTAAGAAGAAAAATGATGCTTTCATAAACGCTAAAAGCGAAGCCGGACAAAATCAATACAGGGCATTCCCTATTTACGATTGGTCAAGCGAGGATGTTTGGTTAGCAGTACATAAGCTTGGTTGGGATTATAATACCACTTATGATTTATTTAATCAAACTAAGATGCACAATGATTTTTTGCATCAGCGAGTTTGCCCTCCATACGGAGAAGAACCATTAAGAGGATTGTGGATTTATGCAGAGTGCTTTCCTGAGATGTGGCATAAGATGTTATATAGAGTTCAGGGAGTATCTACCGCTTGGCGATATGCAAATACCGAACTATATTCCAATTCAAAGGATAAGCCGGAACATTTATCTTTCAAAGAATACCTTAGCGTAATTATAGATTCATACGACCATGATTACAAAGACCAAGTCAGAGAAAACTTAAATGGTTACATGAAAGCACACTATAAACAAACCAACGATGCTATTCCGGAATCTGATAGCCATCCATTAAGTGGAGTATCATGGCAATGGTTATGCAAGGTTGCTATTCGTGGCGACTTTAAAGGCAGACAATCAAACACATTAAAAACTTATGCAGTTAGCAGAAGAACTAAATTAGGAATTACACAACAAGAAGCAGAAAAAATTTATGGCAAATAAGAAACAACCATTAGACAATATCATTTGGATTCAGAGAGAGGAATTAAAACCTAATAATTACAATCCAAATAAGGTAGCACCACCTGAATTGAAACTTTTAAAGATTTCAATTTTAGAAGATGGATGGACGCAACCAATCGTAATTAATTCAGACTACACTATCGTGGATGGCTTTCATAGATGGTCAGTTAGTGGGCATCCTGAAATTTACGCATTAACTGATGGGAAAGTTCCTGTAGTTATGTTAGCCGAAACCGATAAGAGCCAACAACAAATGGCAACAATCAGACACAATAGAGCAAGAGGAACTCATGGCGTATTAGAAATGAGCAATATTGTAGAGGATATGGTTAAAGAGGGATTATCAGGAGAGGAAATAATGAAAAGGCTAATGATGGAAAAGGAAGAAGTCGTAAGATTATTATTTAGAGCAGGGATTCCAAAATCGGATGTATTTACGGATAAAGAATTTAGCAAATCATGGAAACCGGAATAGAAAAGACTGAAAAAAAAGTTACCAAAAGTGACATACAAAAAAGAGCAATGATTGAGGCTTTAGAACAAAGCCTTGGAATTGTTACCAATGCTTGTAGGGCGGTAGGTATCACAAGAAAAACACACTACGAATGGCTAAAGCTTGATGAGGATTATAAGAGCAGAGTAAATGATATTTCAGAAATGGCTTTGGACTTTGTAGAATCACAACTCTATAAACAAATAAAAGAGGGAGAAATATCCCCAACCATATTTTTTCTAAAAACAAAAGGAAAAAGCAGAGGATATATTGAGCGAATAGAGCAGGAGCATTCCGGTGGTATGGAAAACAAGCTTGAAATAGTTATTGTGGATTCAGGAGCGCCACTTAGAACAAGAGAATCGGATATTGATTTAAATTAATGTTTCAAACAACCAAATTATTTAGGGCAAACTTAGAGGCGGATACAAAAATAGTTGTCAATCAGGGCGGAACATGGTCATCAAAAACCTATTCCATCCTACAGGCGCTAACTTATATTGCCCTTACTGATTCAGGATGTTTAATTACCATAGTGGGACAGGATATCCCAAACTTAAAGCGTGGAGCATTGCGTGATTTCCAAAATATCTATTACGAATCTCCTGTAATAGAAAAGCAAATACTTAATTTTAATAAATCAGAGCGAACTTATCAGTTTTCAAACGGAAGCATAATTGAATTTATGTCCTATGATAATGCACAGGACGCAAAATCAGGAAAGCGTGATTACTTATTTTTAAACGAGGCGAATGGTATTGATGTTGGGATAGCAAAGCAATTAATTATCCGTACTAAGAAAAGAGTATTTATAGATTATAACCCTGATGCAGAGTTTTGGGTACACGATGAATACTTAGAAAACCCAAACGCATCTTTTATCTACTCAGACCACAGGAACAATCAGTTTGTGCCGGACGAAATAAGGGCTGAGATTGAAGATTTAAAGAATAAGGATATAGAACTATGGAAAGTTTACGCAAGGGGTGTGACGGGCAGGATAGAGGGCTTAATCTACAGGCATTGGTCGCAAGTGGATAGCTTTCCACACGATGTTCCATTTGTTTATGGATTAGACTTTGGTTATAATCACCCTTCGGCACTAATTAAGACCGGTTGGAGTGATGAGGCTTTCTATGTTCAGGAGATGATTTATGGTTCCGGATATACAACTGCTGATTTAATTTCCGAAATGAAAAAATTAAGCTTAGGAAATGTTGAAATTTATGGCGATGCGGCAAGACCGGATACCATAGAAGAAATGTGCCAAGCAGGATTTAATGTTTTCAGTGCAGAAAAGCCGGTTAAAGATGGAATAAATGCAGTAAAGTCAAGACCATTGCGAGTGGTTGGTAGTCCTAATCTTGTTCAGGAACTAAAAACATACAAGTGGAGAGCAGATAAAAATGGCAAGGCTTTGGATGAGCCGGTTAAATTTAACGATGATGGTATGGATGCGATGCGATACGGAATCTATAATGGAATGAAACAAGCAAATTTAAGAATATCATGGTTTTAGTCAAGATAGATAAGGATTATAAATTTCCTACTCAGTTAAATGAGATTACCCTGAAGCAATTTATTAATATAAACTTGCTAATCAAAAATGGCAAATCAGATGAGGCAATAATAGATTTAATTGATATAGAACCGGAAGTTTATTTTAACATTGACTACCAAGGCCGTATTAATTTAATTGAATTACTTACCATATTAGTAAACGGAGAGATATTATTTGAGCAAACAAATATTGATCTTCATGATTTAGATAGTTGCCCCATAGGACAATTTGAGGATTGGAAAGCTACAATCATGCAATTTCAAAATGAGCAGGAAAGGGCTATTCCATATTTATGTTTATTAGAATGTGGCGATTATGATTACAACAAAAGAACAAATCACAGGTATTTAGAATTTTTAGAGATGCCTTGTTCAGTTGTACTTTTTTACCAAAATAAAGTGAATCAACAATTTGAAGAATTAAAAACTAAATTCTTACCTTTGTTTGAATCCGAAATAGAAGACATGCAACTTGAAGCAGGTGCTGAATCATTAAATCAGTTTGGTGGTTACGGGACATTAATACAATTAGCTAATGGAATCTACAAAGATATAGAACAAGTAAGTAAGACAAGTGTAGCAGAAGCTTATACATTTTTGAGTTACAAAAAGATTGAGCGACAATACATTGAAAATTTAGAAAAACTAAAGCGTGAAGAATTTAATAGAAATCTTTAAAACAAAAGCAGAAAAATCATTCTATTTTGGGAATGGTACTTTAATTGAATTAAATTCTCAGTCTAATGCAAAATATCCATTAATATGGATGCTATTCCCTTTGACAATAACAAATAATTCTCGAAACAATATTATCATATCGCAGACATATAATTTTAATCTTATGTTCCTGCAATCAGGTCATACTACTGACACTCAGGAAATTGTAAATAGATTATTTGATGATATGAATAGTATTATGGTAGGATATATTCAATCTATACAAAATCAATTTGAGCAGGATGAAAATAATCCAATCGTATTTGGTAACGCTACAATGATTAATAAAAAACAGGATAATGTGCATTTCGGATGGTCAGTTGCAGTTAATGTTACCTTACCGGTAGATAGCACACTTTGTTGTAATATGTTTGAAGATGCAGTTTGATTTAACAATAGAGGAAGTATTTGATTTAAAAGACGCAATGGTTAATTTAATTCAGCCAAGCGAACTTGCTAATTCACATGAGGTTATAGTGGATACACAAACAACCTATACTGATATTTCGATTGTAGCAAATGATTATTGGTATTATGTTAATTCAGGTAGAGGCCGTTCGGAAAATAGTAATACACCTCCGCAAGTTAGACCGGCAATAGACAATTGGATTAGCAAAAAGAATTTGCCAACATGGTATAAAAAAAATGGAAAGCCAATGACCAAAGATGAACAGGCATTTTTAATTACAAGAAAAATACATCGTGATGGTTACAGGGGAAATTTTTATGCAGATAAAACTGCTCCGTTATACCAAGACGCAATAGACAAAGCAATTTTTGAGGATATTCAAAATTATTTTAATAACGAATTTAATAAATGAGTTTAACATTACAAATACAACCTGCAATTCAAACTGCAGTTTATAATCCAATCACATATTTATTTTCTTCAGATGTAACTGAAGATTATACTATTGGCTCTCAATTATCAGTTGGTGCAGGAAACATTACAAATACATCAGGGTATGTAACTTTTTTTTCTGCATCGCATGGATTATTACAGGGAGATTTTATTTTAGTAACTGACCAAGCGGATATAACAAACCTACTTGGAGTAGTTTACATTACGCAATTAATAGATGTAAATACATTTGTAACAAATATTCCATTTACAATTACAAATAGTACAAGTGTTTTATTTTATAAATATTATAATAACTATAATGCTATTATTCGTGTCTATGGTTATTTTGATTGCATTGCAGATTATGGATTATTGG